TATGGCGGAATCATCATCTACTATCCACTCTCATTATCCATCGGGGAGGGTATCTAAATGGCACTAGTCAAGTACAACGGTAAGAATGTCTACTATTGTAACTTCACAAGCCGCCTTATGCCTGGGATCAATGAGATTCCGGAGGGCGAACTCAAAGCCCTCCTTCTCAATCCCCTATTCCAATGGAGAGTAGAAGAAGGAATTGTCGTGATTATTCCTGAATCAACGGACAAAGAGGCAGACGGCAAGAAGTCGATCAAGGAAATGATGAAGTTCATTCCTCAAATTTACGATCACGCTTACCTCAATCGAATCATTGAGAGCGATGGCCGTGACAAAGTGATTGATGCAGCAAAGAAGCAGCTCCATAAAATTTCCCATCAAGCCGAGGAAGAAGAGAATGAGCATTTCAGATCCGATACCAAATCAAACGATCATTGATACCCTATTTGTGATCGCTCCTCAGTTTTATACGACTGATCCAGTGAAGCTGACAAACTACAACACCATGATTGGTTTGTTGCGATGCCAGGTCAATGAAAAGGTTTTATCTTGCTGTGGTGTTTTGGCTTATGTGTATCTCCTTGCTCACTGGCTTCAATTGCAGACAAATCCACAGATTGGTGTAGCAAGCAATCTCAGTGAAGGAGATCTCTCTATTGGACTAGCGATATCGCCTGATTCTTCAATCCTCAATGCGACTCAATATGGAAGGCTATACAAAGATTTAATCAAACGAACAGTCATCGGTTCAACCGTGACAAACTTACCCCCTAATTTTACGGTGTTTAATGAAACGTGCGGTTGTCAAGGATATTGACCTTGGCTTTGACGAAATTCAAAAGCAAGTGGCTTTGCTAAATGGATCTTATGTGCTGGTTGGCTTCCAAGAAGGGACAAAAACAACCCAGCAGATTAAAGGACAAAGGCAAAAGAAAGCAGGTCTTTCTATGGCTGGAATTGCTGCTGCCAATGAATTTGGAACAAAGACAATTCCTGCTCGTCCCTTCATGTCTACGAGTTTTGATGAAAATCGAGCCAAAATTAATAAAGCTATCCAAGGTGAATATTCCAAAATCTTAGATGGGAAAAGTACAACCGAACAGTCCCTTGGATTGATTGGACTCTTGGGGGTGAAATTCATCGTTCAAAAGATTCGCGCCATCACCTCCCCTCCCAACTCCCCACGCACAATCGCTATCAAAAAGAGCTCAAAACCGCTCATCGACTTTGGACAAATGGTGCAGTCGGTGCGCCATAAGGTGGTATTGAAATGAGCTCACCTTTTGAAATTTTTAGAACTCCGGTCACTCTGCGTCGTTTTCAAAGCGGCGGCTATACCAATGGCCGATGGACAGATGGCAGTTTTGTTGACAGTGCCATCACCTCAAGCATACAGCCTCTCAAGGGAGAAGAGATGCAAGAATTACCTGAAGGTAGGAGAGATTCTGAGGGATATAAGCTCTACACATCGACATTGATTAATACGATTACAAGCGTGAACCCCGATTTAATCCTCTTCTTTGGAAAAACATTCGAGGTGATCCAAGTATTTCCTTGGCAAAACAATAGCAATTTTGGACTCGTAAACCACTACAAATATTTAGTCTTACGACTAGAAGGACAATAAATGAAAGCAAAAATGATTTCAGATACCTCTTATATGACTCTAGAAAGCAGACTCAATGATTTCCTAAGCGAAGTGACAGCCAACGCATGGAAATTATTCGATGTCAAATATGACACCTTTTACCAACAGGGCTTTGAGTTGCATTCCGTGCTTGTTCTCTATGGAGTAGAAGATGCCGCTTAATTTCGAAACGATCAAGACCAATCTCTATAACTGGGCAATGGCAAATAGCGGGGGTGCTTCAGTCATTTTCCTCAACGAAAATGCGCCAAGACCCGCTCAACCCTATGTGACTTTATTTCTATCTAGCTTGAACCAGGTAGGCGAAGACTATACTCCAAGATCTGATCTCAATGGAATGGTGGATATGGTCGGAGATCGAGAATTTACTCTGCAAATCCAAACCTATGGCGGTGATTGCTTGACTCGCCTAGAGAATTTAAGAAGCAGCCTTCAAATGCAGACTGTATTAGATGCGTTGAGAGCCAACGGCATCGTTTTTGTGAACCACTTTGCCATCAGCGATGTCACAGAGCTTCTTGATTCACGATTTGAGAAACGAGCGGCAATGGATGTTCTCTTTAGGATAGGTCAAGACTATACCGATAATTTAGGTCTCATCCAAACAGTCGAAGTTGAAGAAATTTATCAAGATGCCAGCGGAAGCGTGGTCTATGACCATACTATCACCATACCTTAGGAGAAATTATGCCATTAAGCGATATCGTCAACGTCCAGATCACAAGAGAAACACAAACCGTTTCAGAAGCTGGTTTCGGTACTCTCATGATCCTGGGAACACATAAAAGATTTAATGACAGGATTCGATTTTATACAAGCATTCAGGACGTAGCCAATGATTTTGAATCGACGGATTTAGAATATATTGCCGCTCAAGAGGCATTCAGCCAAGCATTAAGTCCTCAGCAGATTGCAATAGGACGAAGAACTGTCGACAGTGCCACAATCAAAGTGGAAACCGCTCTTGCTCCATTCAATTACACAGTAACCATTAATTCTATACCGGTCACTATTCCTTCCAGTCCAACGGCTCAAAACTCAACCGTCGTTATGAGCGGAGATTTTGTAACGGGAAACTCGATTGCCATCACTTTAAACGGAACGCCTTTAACTCCAATTCCATTCAATACGGATCAAATCACTACAATGAATGACATCGCGACCGCTCTTTTAGCGATTCCGGCCGTCGACACTGTAGAAATTACCGATCCAAACAATCGAACTTTAATCATTTCCGGAAAACCTAACGTATCAGCCATCGTCAATAGCTTTGTTGTGACAGGCGGCGCAAGTCAGCCAACAGCTACAATTACCACCCCCATTCAACCTGTTTCCATAGAAACGATTGCCAACTCATTGGTAACAGCTATCAATCCTGCTATCCTCGGAGTCACAGCTACCGACCTTCTCAATGGGACTTTCACTGTAGCGGCTAATGTTCCCGGCGTTCCCTACACTTTAGATGTCAGCACTACCATCGTCAATCCAGATCAAGCCAAGGTGACAGTCACGCAAGTTGAACCCAACACAAATTATACAGTCACGATCAACGGTGTAGACTTCACCTACACCTCCCCTAATGAAGTACAGACAAATCAAGATATTGCCGCTGCCTTAGTGACCATTGTTAGCGCCCAGACGTTGGTTCCAGTAGGAGCTTCCGATAATTTAGACGGAAGTTTTGAACTCAGTGCAGATGTCGCCGGAACTCCATTTGTTCTTAGCGTATCTGAAGGCATTTTGAGCAAGCAATTCGGACTAATTATCGAACCGCTCTCCCCTTCAGACACAGTGATCAATGATTTGAATACCATTCAGCAAATCGATGACACTTGGTATGCATTGGCACTGACAGATCGAACATCTGCAACTGTTTTTTCCGCTGCAGGATGGACAGAAGGGCAAGTGAAAATTTTTGGTACAGCTTCTTCAGATCCAGATATCATCAATCTAGCTGCCGGCGTTGATTTAAACTCCATCGCCGCCAAATGCAATCAATCTGGATATGTCCGCACATTTATCCTCTATCATCAAGATGCCGATAGCGACTTCCCAGAATGCGCGTGGTTTGGAGGGGTTCTCCCACTTGATCCAGGATCGGAAACCTGGAAATTTAAAACATTAAATTCCATCTCATACTCGAATTTGACAAGCACGCAATCGCAGAATGCCAGAAACAAAAAGGCAAATACCTACGAGTATATTGGAGGTGTAGGAATTACCCGAGAAGGAACAATGGCTCAAGGAGAATTCATTGATATCGTCCGCGGAGTCGATTGGCTTACATCCAGGATTCAAGAATTCGTTTACTCTGTCTTAGTCAACAGCAACAAAGTTCCTTACACCGATTCTGGGATTGCAGCGATTGAAGCTGAAATACGAAGAGCTTTGCAGCTCGGTATTGGAAATAACTTTATTGCAAACGACCCTGTTCCCACTGTGACCGTTCCCAAAGCTGCAAATGTGCCCGCTAATGACAAAGCACAAAGGATATTAAGGAATGTCAAATTCCAGGCGACGTTAGCCGGCGCTATTCATGCAGTTAATATTACAGGCACCGTCACCGTATAAAAGATTAGGAGATAGCTATGAGCGTAAGAACTTATGATCCAAAGCAAGTGATCATCACTGTAGGCGGAGTTCCCATGAGCGGATTTGCTGATGGAACATTTTTGACTGTAGATAGAGATGACGATCAGTGGGCAAAGGTGACAGGAGCCGATGGAACCAGCACCCGCATCAAAAGCAATAATCGATCGGGAAATATGACGATCACCCTTAAACAATCCAGCCCAAGTAATGATGTCCTCTCTGGATTTGCCAACGTCGATGAACTGACCAATGCAGGCGTAGTTCCAATCATCATCAAGGATCTAAGTGGAAATTCGCTCTATTTCAGTGCAACTGGCTGGGTAAAGAAATATCCCTCTTCCGAATTCGGAAAGGAATTAAACAACCGAGAATGGGTATTGGATCTGGTTGATCTAGACGTTTTCGTGGGTAGCAATGGAGTGAATGTATGATTGAAACAAGAGAAAAACAAATTCATGGGGCCGTCTATACAGTGACGCAACTTCCCGCTAGAAGAGCTTTGAGACTTAAAGCAAAGCTTTTGCGTTTATTTGGTCCAGCACTGGCACAGCTATTTCTTCCTGGAGGAAACGACCCAAGCATTTCTGGGCTCCCCTTCTCAAAATCAGAAGCAGTTAAGGCTGTAGAGTCTCTAATGGCACAATTAGACGATAGAACCTTTGAAAGCTTAGTGCTTGAACTTTGCCAAGGTGTCAGAAAAGACGGCATGGAACTAACCGATTCAGTCATCGATATTGAATTTGCTGGCGACCTCGGCACCCTCATGCAAGTGCTATGGTTTGTGATCGATTGCAACTTCGGTTCTTTTTTTGGGGAGAGCGGTATTGGGAGCCTATTCGAAGCTTCACCAGCGATGCCGCAGAATCGTCAGCCAGATACGAGAAAAACCTCCATCCGGACATAAAGAGTGAGTTCCTTTTCTGGCGTATCATTTTGGAAGGAATAGCCTCTTTAGAGGAGATCGAGCGCACATGGAATCTTGATGATTTGATGAGGGCAAATGCCCTGTTAG